AGTCGAATAATACTTTCATATTACTCAGCGACATCGCATTGGCGAACTCCTCGCTTGGTTTATATTCTTTTGTTTTGCTCATTAGTCCTCAAGTAAATCTATATCAACGATTCCCATAGCTTCTAAGGAATGCCTATATCCGAGCCACTTGGTTAAGCGATTATCAGTTAGAACCTTTGAATTTAGTTCTTCTGCTTCCTTGTATTCTGACCAAGCTTTACGCTCTGCCTCGACAAGTTTAGCTATTCTCTTTTTGGCTAAACTTGGACTGATTGTTTTATAGTATCTATTTTTCATTTTGTCTCCTTTGTTAGTGTTAATCTTCAAATCGTTCGACAAAGCGTCTCACTTCGCCATCAGCGATTGATTGAATATATTCCTCGACTTCTTTGTCATTTAGATCGAGTTCTTCTTTCATATTTTTAAGAGTGCTATCACTTATTTGATGCCCTCCGAGTTCAATTATTACTGTGTTATTTCTTAGTAAGTACATATTTGTTTCCTTTGGTTAGTGTTAAAATATTGCACCTTTATCAGCCTCTCCCCACTCCTCGACACCACCATCGAGTCCAAGCGTAGGTATGACCTTGGGTATCCGAGGATATGAGTCCCAAGGCGAGACCAATCGGTGCTATGTGGTAAATTATTTTATTACTATAAATTGTAGCTTCTTATTTTTTAAGGCTGATCTAAAAAGTTTATTTTGTTTAAACTTGCTATATATGTCTTGGTATTTTTTCTGTTTATCTATTTTCATTTCTCCCATATTGATTTGATTGTGAGCCATACGATGGCTTGAAACTCGTAGCCTTTCAGCTTGTACTTCTTGGCTAGTTTAGCCGTTATGGCTTCTATTCTTCTGTACTGTACGCTTGTTATTTGCGTTTGCGTATCTGTCTTGCCGTCCTTGGCTTTGGTAAGAGAAGCCCTTACTTGCCACTTGTCGATCGTTATATGATCTGGAGACAGTAAGCCTACATTCATCGCAAAGCTGTGTATCTTAGGAGACTTAGCTGTTATCATTTCGCCTTTCTCCAATACGTCCCAAGCTTTACTTTTGTTCGCATTGTACGTACAGACTTTCACTAGCTTCATAAACTCCTCCTTTGTGAATTTACCACTCGCAAAAGCTCTAACTGTGGCTTCTGTATCTACCTTATTTCTTTCCCATCTATTATTGATGGATAAGTACGCATTCGCTCCACTTATTCTAAATGGATCGACATTGTATTTTTTCGACAAGTACATCACAAATTTTTGTGCGTCCTTGTACCACACTTTCCCTAGCTTGCGTAGTCTTTTGTCGCTTGCAAGGTAATAGCTTTCAATATTATTCGACATTACTATGTCGCTTGTTTCAATTATTCTTTTCATTTTATTTCTATTTTTAGATTCTTGAAATGATTCTTAATCTTTTCTTTATGGAATCTATTTAGATTAGCTATGCTTCTTTTACTTGTTACTTTTTGGCAACATTGGTAAAATGGGTTTTTGTCGTATTTTTCGTTATCAATAGAAAACAATCCTACAGTTACTGATTGATCTAATTTAAACCAATCATACCCATTGAATAAGAATTGTGTTCTGTCTTTTACCCATCGTGCAATTTTTTCATTTGGTTGAAAGAATCGCTTTGTTTTTGCTTTTGTATAATAAAAGTCTTTTGCTTTTATTGTACTTAATCCTATTTTCATAATTTTTTCTTTAGATTGCTTTCAAGATTCTATTTTGTTGCAACTTTCTTTCCATCCAGTCTAAGTCGGATTTTGTGATTGTTACACCGAATTGATCTTTTACTTTGTTTTCTTTTGTCAAAGGCTTCTCGACCTTGCATTGTCTTAGCTTTTGTTTTCTAGCTTTTTTTACTCTACGTAAATAGCTTGTATCTTGCCAAGCAAACGAACCTTTTGTTCGTTTTGTTGTTTGAACAGATGGTTTATACATATTGTTTTTTGATTGATTGAAGCCTATTATAATAATAAGCTTTAAACAATCAAAGCGAGCATTGCTCGCAATGATTGAAAAATTGGTTCTAAAAATGTCAGTTTCAAAACCTTTAAAGAAAGTAGCTTTTAATCCTATTGGCAATCTTTACGAATTGTCAGTTCGTTCATCTCGAGACGTCTTTTGAGTGCAATCTCAAAGTCAAAGTGCGAGACTAAATTCAATTTTACTAGAGTGAATTTTTGCTCCGTCCGATTCCCACTCAATCGGCAAGTCTAATTAAAGTATGCAAACAGTATATAATATTTCTAAAATTTGTATATCACGCTTTTTGAATTTCGAATCACTAAAAATGAAACCGAATGAAACAGCAAAAAATCCTATTTGCATAAGCTATGCCAACTTATATCACTATTTTTGAATCACAAATCATTGAAAATGAAACTGCCCTAGAATCGATTTTTAAAGAAAATACGCATAGACTATCACGAAAGAATAAAGACGCCATACAAGCCAAATATGAGCTATTATGAGCAATTCTCAATAAAACTAACCTTATTGAGACTCTATAAAGGATTGTGCCAAAATGTCGCTAGGATATATTCTTATTCAAAAAAAAGAAAAACTTATTCAATATATTAGAAAAACTTATTGACAGATTAATGAAAATGAGATTCAATCTCAATAAATAATGATATTGCGACTCAATCTCAATAAAAATAAAAGTAGTGAACAAATGTTCACATATGAACAAATGTTTACCACATACCAAGCTAATGCTAATGAGACTCAGTCTCAACAAGGGGTCGGGGCGGTTGCTGGCGAAGCCTAGACACAACATACATATGCATATACTAGCCTTTAAAAAAAATTATGACTCAAAAGCCCACAGATGACGAAATAGAACTCAAGACCTCAATACAAGAAGCTATCAAGGAGATTGCCGCCGACAAGGAGTTACAGAAGGTCAAGAGCCTATCGCGGCACAACCCTATGAAAGTCGCGGAGATATTGTACTTGTACAGCATCGGTAAGAGCCAAACACAGATAGTCAAGAAGTACAATATACAGAGGTCTACGGTCATACAAGTGCTAGTTGATTACGCCGACCACTTGGGGCAACTGCGGGACGTAGCTGGTAAAATCGCGGCGAAGAACTATATGCAACTCAGTTCATTAGAGGAGGATCTAGTGGATAAAGTCCGGGATAGGTTAGAGAACGACCCAGAGATGGAGGTAAGCTTTAGAGACCTCAAGGAGCTTTCTATAGCAAAGGCTAACGCATTCCGGGAGACTATGACCACTCGCGGGGAAGCTACGAGCATATCGGAGGAGCGTAAGGTTATTACCCAAGAGGACTACGAGGATACCCTAAAGGCAGCTAGGGAACGTCTAGAGGCTATGAAGAGAGTTGACGATGCGGAGATAATTGAAGAGTCGAATGATTGATGAAGATTACGATGACCTCTTTGACCGCATCCGAGGAAACCTCGGCGAGCATTTTAGTAACTATATGTTTATAGTTATGGACGACGACGGAGATTTATTCTACGATTATACTAATCATAGAGTAGGACGTATGCTAATAAGCGAAACCCAAATAGATATGGACGGGGACTTAGATGCCTTGGATATAGTATGGGAAGCGGAAGAAGAAGAGGAAGCTGATGGAACTGACATTTACTAGACATCCGTTCTTAACTCCGCCGACTGACGAAGAGATTGTACTCCTAGCTGAGAACGATCCTAAGTTATTGGAAGCCTTGTACCAAGCCCACGAGGGGAGAATACAAGCAGCGGAGGAGGATCCTATCCGATACGGTTTTGATTTACCCGGATGGGATAGAATGAGACTAAGTCTCAATAAGCAGAATGAATGTTTGGTTCTCGGCGGAAATAGAAGTGGTAAGACCACTGGTTGTGCGAAGATGGTTATGCAAGCCGTAATGGAGAACAACAACGGACATATAGTGTGCTTCTCTCAGAACGCAGATACTTCAGTGAAAGTACAGCAAGCGGCGATATGGGAGATGATGCCGAAGGAGTTCAAGCGAAAGACGAAGAGTGTAGATGGCTATATCAACTTCTCTATGCAGAATGGATTCACCGGAAGTTCGTTTATCTTTCCAGATACTAAGACACGTGTAGATTTCAAGACTTATACGCAGTTCAGTAACAATCAGACAATCTTGGAGGGTTTTGAGTTCGGATTCAAGAAGCCTAATGGCTTGAACCTTGGTGCGTGGTTGGACGAGTACTTGGGAGATGCGGCGTTGGTGAATACCCTACGATTCCGACTTGCTACACGAAACTCTAAGCTAGTGATTGGATTTACTCCTATTGATGGATACACACCATTTATATCTGAGTACCTCAAAGGTGCCGAGACTTTACAGACGAGAGAAGCGGAGCTACTCAACAACAAGAAGCTACCTATAGAGCAGTACAGCCCCGAAAGGGATGCTGGCGTTGTGTACTTACATTCAGACGAGAACCCATTCGGCGGATACGAGCGTATAGCGAAAGACCTTCGTGGTCGTCCAGAGGAAGAGATTATGGTTCGTGCTTACGGAATGCCAGTGAAGTCAATGACAAGTCTGTTACCATTATTTAACACAGAAGTAAATGTATTATCCGAAGTACCCAATAAATACGGAAGAAGATTTCCAGACATCACTGATAAGTCCAACTATAGCTGTTATCAAGTGGTCGACCCCGCCGGAGCCAGAAACTATGTTGCAATCTGGGCTGGAGTTGATAGAGATAATAATGTCTATATCAGAAAAGAGTTCCCCGACCGTGATACATACGGAGAGTGGGCAGTTTTTGGGGATCCAAAGTGGCGTTATGGACCAGCCGCGAAAAAGGTGGGGTACAACGTAGAAGGATACGTAGAGCTCTTCGAGGAAATAGAAGAAGAACTCGGAATAGAAGTAATCGAAAGAATCGGGGACTCCCGATACTTTGCACGTGAAAATGAGAACAATGATGATTTGTTCACAGCCTTCTATGATTACGGTATGAACTTTATTCCCAGTGACGGACGCACAGAGGAGTTAGGGATTACGGCGTTGGACGAGTGGTTCAGCTACAATCCTAATGTACCCATAGACGAAGCGAACAAACCGATGTGTTATATACACAAGGACTGCGGAAACTTAATAGATTCTTTAATTAATTATAACTCCAACGGAAAAGCGGACGAGCCCCTAAAGGACTTCTTTGATGTCATTCGTTACTTACGGATGGCGAACTCCGGAGATGGACCCGACCACATAGACGCTAGAGATTATAGAACTATAACAAACACAAAAGGAGGGTATTAATGCCTAAGAAAAAATTAACACAATTAGCAGAAGAGTACGGGATACCTTTCGAGGAAGCCCTAGATCTAGTCTTCAAAGAACTAGAGGAAGAGATGGTTACCGGAAAGGGTAAGAATACTTGGATTAACGATGACGGACAGAGAGTCCTAGATGAGTTCATATCTATGCCAGTCCTTTACAGAGGACCGGTGCTAAGTGAAGCCCCGAATCCTATGTACATTATGGTGTACGTAAAGGAACTATCTAAGAAAGTACCAGTACGAATACCTTTGAGATTCAAAGGAACTTTCCCAAAAGGCAAAGTTGTATACCTCGAAGCGGATAACAGTTCAGATAAACCAAAATATAATTGGGTACGAACACCTCAACGCACTTAATGCAGTTGATACATATGATATTATATTAAATAAACTATGCAAAGTGACTCAATTTCAGAAGCCCTTACATACGTAGGGAAAGAGCCCGATATTAAAACTTTACGCTACGCCTATGACGAAACTGTTGTAGAGCTCGAAGCGTATTTCGATCTGTGCCGTACAAGCTACGATGACAGACGTAATTGGTGGGCTGGTAAATCTCGTGACCACAGAAAGCACGGAGCGGATGCATTCCCTTGGGAAGGTGCTGCTGATATGGAGGCACACACTATCGATGAAAGGATTACTCGTCTTGTATCTTTGTTTATGTCTTCTCTTAATCGCTCTAATGTAAGAGCGTTTCCGGTTGAAAGTACAGACATTCCAAGAAGTAAAGTAGTATCCAGTTTCTTGAAGTGGATGGTATCCAGTGGGTACATTCCAAGGTTCAAGAGAGAAATGGAACTCGGTGCTAATTATTTATTAGAAAGAGGTATCTTGATTACCTACGTAGGTTGGCACAGAGAGGACCGAAGATTTTTACAGCGTCTTGATTTAAATCAAATCGCACAGATAGCTCCAGAGGTTGTTGAGCTCATTGAAGCCGGCGAAAACGATGATGAGTTAGTAGCTTTACTAGAAGCAACATTTCCGGGAGTCACTAAGAAAAGAGCTAAGAAAGCTCTTAAGGATTTACGTAAAACTGGCGAAGCGGAGTTACCGATAGTTCGCAGACAAGTTGATGCCCCAGAAGTAAAGACACTTGCCCCGGACGGAGACTTCTTCTTCCCTCCGTACGTTACGGACCCACAAAGAGCACCGTACTGTTTTTGGAAAACTTATTACACAGCTCAAGAGCTAGAGAATAAAGTAATCACGGACGGATGGGATGCTGACTTCGTAGAAACAATGATAGATAAATATCGTGGAGTAAACATTGATAGCATCGAGAGAGAACAAGAAGGACGTAGAAGTACATCCTTAACTGACAACGCTTATGAAGCAAATGAGTTAATTGAAATCGTATACGGATACCAACGCTTGATAGACCCCGAAGATGGTTCCGAAGGTATTTATTGTACTGTCTTCCACAAGGAATACAGTGAAGGCTACGCTAAGTTCGAGCTCTTAAACGGCTACGAAGATTATCCAGTAGTAGTGACTAAACTTTCTGAAGATAGTAAGAGGCTCTATGATACTCAAACTATACCAGACATCCTTCGCGGAATACAGAATCAAGTTAAGGTTGAGCGGGATTCACGTATTGATAGAAACAGTCTAGCGACTCTACCTCCGATTCTGCACCCAGTTGGTCAAGCACCAACAGATTGGGGTCCCGGAAGGATGATACCTTACCGCAGAAAGGGAGACTTGGATTTTGCTCCGACTCCTCCATCTCCAGTGGGTTCTATTGAAATAGAAAAAACAATGGAAGCTCAAGCGGATAGATTATGTGGATTGGATGAAACATCTCAGATCTCACAAGTTCGTAAACAATTTTTAGTGGATAAGTTCCTTCAGCACTCCGCCGAGGTTTTACAGATGTGTTATAAATGCTTCCAGCGGTTTGGACCGGACTCAGTTTTCTTTAGAGTTACCGGATCGCCAGACCCAGTAGTTTTCAACAAAGGCAACCCCGATGAGAACTACGACATAATGATTTCATACGATGTCCTCAATTCGGATCCAGAGACTCAAGAAAAGAAACTTCAACAAATGGTTGCTCTCACGCAACTGGATCGCAGTGGTCGCATTAACATTGATAACTTGCTTGATGCAGCTGCTAACAGTATTGATCCGGTACTCGCGGATCGCGTGCTACAACCTACGGAAGCAGCTCAAGAACAAGTTGTAAAACAAGTAACAGATGACCTCGCTAAAATCTTTGCTGGTATCGAAATGCCGGCACGTCCTAACGGTGCTCAAATTGCTCTTACTGTTATTCAGCAGTACGCTTCTCAGCCAGATGTTGCTGAAAGACTTCAATCAGATGAAGCCTTTGCTGCGAGACTTGAGAAGTACGCTGGGCAGTACACCTTCCAAATGCAACAAGCACAGAACGCCCAAATCGGAAGAGTTGGTACAGAGCCAGCACAAATGGGAGATATTCAAACACAAGGAATGTAATATTATGGCTGATAATTTATCCGCACAAGGCTACGTAGCTAGAGCTGTAGCAAAAAATAAAGGTGCTGAAGAAGTAGCACAAATGATAGGAGTCAACGAAGGTGTAAGACCAAAAGCTTACAAGGATTCATTAGGCAATATGTCCATTGGAATCGGTTTCAACCTAGAGGACAAAACTAATCAACCCATCTTGGATTCGTTGGGACTCGACAGAGATGAACTAAAGTCCGGCAAAAGAGAACTAACGGACAGAGAACTATCTACTTTGTATAGTTATTCATTATCTAGAGCAATCGAAGATTTAAAAAAGTTCGATCCCGATATTAAAAGCCGTCCCAAAAATGTACAGATGGCATTAATTGATATGTCCTACAATTTAGGGTACAGTAAATTAAGTACATTCAAAAAGATGAAAGCCGCTTTAGAGAAGAATGATTACGGTACAGCAGCGGATGAAATGGTTGATTCCAAGTGGTACAAACAAGTTAAGACTAGAGGACCACGTACTGTAGCACTTATGCGTTCAGCAGCTAAATAATTTATGAGCTTAGAAACGGACTTACAATCACTCAGCAATCACGAGCACTTTGCTCGATTCCTACAAGTAATCTCTGACCTCCGGGAGGAAACAATAGAAGAATTACATAACGCAAGTAACGAACAAATACAACAAATATCTGGGCGTATACTTACTTACGATCAGATATTACAGATGTGTGACTGGCGTAATTTAAAGACAAAATTTTCTGACAGAATTTAACTTGATGTATAAGTTATAATATAATCATCGCCATCGCTCGGCGTTAAGGAGTGCAAACATTATGTCAAACGAAATCACAGAGGGAGTCGCTGAACCCTCAACCGAAACAACAGCGTTACAGTCAAATATGTCAGCAGCGGATTTTGTAAACCGCCGCTTGGGGCAACTAAATGAGGGAACTCAAGAAGAAGCTCCACCAGTTGAAGCAACAGATGAAGTAACAGAAGAAGCCGAGGTCGAGAGTCCAGAGGTGGAAGCAAGTGAAGAAATCGTTGCTGAACAAACTGAAGAAACCGAAGGAGTTCAAGAAACTTCAGAGGAATCAACAGATGTTCTTTCACAGTTAGATCTAGATGATATGTCCGAAGAAGATCTTCGCGAATTATCCGAAAAGCTAGGAAGTAGAGCAGTCGCTCGATTCGGGGAGCTAACAGCAAAGCGTAAAGCTGCTGAAGCTAAACTGAAAGAGATGGAGGCTTCACTGCAAAATAATAATCCATTAGAGACTCAAGAGGTAGCCGATAATCCATACGCATCAGTAGATACGTTAAAAGGATTACAAGAAAAGGCGAAAGAAGTAACAGAAGTTATAGAGTGGGCGGAGGAAACATTATTCAATGCAGACGGCTACGGACCCGAAGATGTTGTAACAGAAGTCGAAGGTAAAGAACTTACAAAAGCAGATGTGCGAAAAAGCCTATTAAATGCACGTAAAGCTCGTGATAAGTACCTACCAGCTCAGTTACAGACAGTTCAAAGAGTACAGCAATCTCATCAGCTCAGAGAAGCTTTTGATGCACAAGCTGAACAAGAATTGAACTGGTTACAAGGAGAAGATAATGACGTACGCAAAAGCTACGAAGCTATGATTGGAGATCCTAGATTCAATTCACTACGAGAAAAAGCAGATCCAGAAGTTGCAGCTCAACTTAACTATCTGATGGCTCACGCAGCGAATAGTATCTACGGACGCAAACCAGTCAAAGAAGCTCCGAAGTCAGCTACGTTAACACCTCCAAAGACAGCGATTACCGCTGGGGCAACATCGGACAAAACTGTGGGAAAGTCAGTTAAGGCACTTAAAGACCTTAACCAACGGTTTAGACAATCTGGCAACAAGAGTGATTTCATTACTCTCAGAACACAACAAATTAAAAATCGTTAAATAACACACAAACCCACACAACCCATAAAACACTATGGCATTCTCAAATACATATGACACAACAAATCCGGGAGCTGGTGTTTCTAACAGAGAAGACTTGACAGATGTCTTGACAATTCTTGCTCCAGAAGAAACTCCAATCCTTTCCTCTGCTCAAAAGCAGAAAGCATCGGCTACATTCGTAGAGTGGACAGTAGACGCGTTATCTACTCCAGCAACAGCGGGTATCCGTGAAGGTGCTGACGTAGGTACATTCACCGACCAGTTCGCTGGACGTGCACGTCTTGGTAACTACGTACAGAAGTTCCGCCGCGACTACCAAGTATCAGACCTACAAGAAGCAGTTGATTCAGTCGGACCAGCTAAAATTGCTCAAGCAGAAGCTAAAGCAATTCGTGAGCTTAAACGCGACATCGAAGCAACTATTGCATCTAATAACGATCGTGCTGCTGAAAACGGTTCTGACACAGCTTACGCCCTTCGTGGTTTAGGTGGTTGGTTGGACTCATCTGGTCCATCTGACGTACCAGCTGGTTTCCGTACACCCGCTGACAGCATCTACACAGTTGCTGAAGCTGGATCTACTGCATTCGGTGAAACTCAGTTAAATGACATCATCGCTTCTATCTTCAAACAAACTGGTACAGTTAATGACCTTATGTTGGTTGCTGATACTAAATTACGCCGCGTAATCAGTGATTTCGCTCGTGTAACTGCTTCAGCTACAAACAATGTTCGTTCTGTAAACTACGACGGTGGAGCTGGTGAAATCAAACTTACTGTTGATTTATACCAATCAGACCACGGTATCGTTTCTATTGTAAACGGTAACCCAGATTGTATGCCAGACTTCGGTTCATCCGCTGGTGAAGCTGGATACTTAGTAAACCCAGAATACTTCGGTATTCACGAGTTAATCCCAATGGGATCAACACGTCTACCTAACCAAGGTGGTGGTGAGCGTGGCTACGTGGATTGTGCTCTTACATTAGGAGTATACCACCCACAAGCACACGGTATTATCAAAGGAACTGAATAATCCTTATCTTCGGTACGGGGGCGTAATCGCCCCCTACCTTTTCTTTTTAACTTAAAACTATTTATATGGATATTATTACAAACTTACCTAGAAATTTTACAGATGATGAAATCGATGCAGCATTTATGCAAGAGATCAAGAATGGTTTTAAATTAGAAAGAGAAACAGAACACGAGAGAGTAGCAGCTGCCGCTAAACAAGCAGCTCATCTCAAAGGTACAACTCATCCAGTTCTGGGCAAACCGGTAGCCACTATGCCGGCTCGTGAGTTCTTTAGACTTACAAACAAATACGGACACAAAGAGGTGCACTCCAAAGAATTTTTAAAGCACTACAATAAAACATTTGCAGAACTTTCACCAAACAAAATATAAATAACTTCACTAAATATGGCAACGTATCCAACAGAAACATATACAAATCTTAAAGAAAGATTTAAATCAATAGCGGGCTTGCAATCGTTGGAGACAACCGATGAAGCCTTTTTTAGACAATCAATTAACAGACGATTCAGAACAGCATATCAACGTTATCCTTGGTATGAGTTTACTATCGTAGGAGAGCAAGTAGCACTAGCTACAGCTGATGATAATCAAATTATTACTTACGGAGATAATAAAGATTTAGCAAACAATGCTGATACTATTTTTCGCGTGCATAAATCTAACCCAAGTGAAACTTTATATCCGGAAGAATATACTTTTATTAGTATGATCGCCGATAGTGGTAATCCACACGCTGGTCATATTGCTATTAAAATATTAAGCCCAACTGTTCTTGACGGAGTAAATGCTTTTGTTACTTACCGTAAAGACGTAGAGGACGTAGTAAAAGATGGACAATTTACATCTGGATTATTTGGATCCGCTTCTGGAGACAATGAAAACATACCATTTAGATTCTTTGAGTATATGGCATTCGGTGCTTACGCAGACTTTTTACGTGGAGATGGTCAAACACAAAAAGCCCAAGTGGAAGACCAAAACGCTGAGATGATTCTACGTCAAGAGATTGATATTGTACGTAATCAAAGCCGTCAGTTCCGTCACGATGTTCTTCAGTACAGACCTCAAACACAGTTCCGCCGTCACAATATTCAAGCTGGTGGATCCCCATTGAATACTACTGAGCAAATGCTTGATAACAACGTACAATAATAAACTATGCCCTCAGATGTTACATTCATAAATGTTCGTAAAGCGTTTCAAGCCGTTGCTGGTTTGCAGTCAATGACTGAAACTGACAATTTCTTCTTCGAGCAGTCCTTAAATAGGGCTGTTCGTAGAGCTTATGATGAGTCCCCATCTTGGGCTAGATACTTAGTATCCTCCGAAGAAAGAACATTAACATCTGGAAACGTTATTCCATTTACCGAAGGCGGCAAAGATACAATAAATGAGTTCATAAGAATACATAGAACTCAAGCGTTTCAAAAGAACTCAGCCCTTGAATACGATTTTTACGTGGATTCAAATGGTGCAAATATATTAAATATAACAAATGATAACGATACATCGGCATTTGTTACGTACAAAAAAGAATACACTTCTACATTTACAGAAACAAGTACAGATGTACCGGCTGAATTTTTTGATTTTATTGTTTATTCTGTACTATCTGATTTTTATACTGGAGATGGTCAAGCAGAGAAAGCATTAATAGCGGAACAATCAGCTAAGAAAATGTTAGATAGAGAACTATTCAAAATAGATATTCGATCAAACAATAACTCAATCAATCACAAATTTTCAACTTACGTCAACCGCCAAAGTCGTTGACACTTAATGTAAAATACTCATATGGCAAATTCATTCGTAACTAACCTTTATCCTATACCAAGTGGAACAGCTAATGACCACAGATTGACAGTTGATGCTACCGCCGGTGGCGTTCAGTTCTCTCAGAGCTCAAAAGATGATAACACGGATGCCTTTGATAGCTTAACTAAATACATTGCTATGGATGTCCAAGACGCAGATGTATTTATGACATTCGATGGTAGTGCACCTACAACATCAAACGGTCACAAGTTATTCGCTGGTAGAAGTTATACCTTCAGCAAAGAGGCAGCTGTCAAAGCTAAGTTCATTCGCTCTGGTAGTACTTCCGCAAAGATTCACGCATCTCAGTTTACTAACTAATGTCTTCCGAACAACTAGCTGACGGAGTCAACCCTTTGGATGCTGAGTTGGCGGCAACTTGGGACGTACTCAAAGGATACTCTGGTAGAGATACCGATCTAGGAATAGCTCGTAGATTCGGTGGTGCCGCAGCTGCGTACTCATTGCGAGACATTGGTGCAATGAATGGCAGAGTTGTCAAAGTTCGTAGAGATGTAGACGGAGACGGAACAGATAAAGAAGAAGACTTTTCAGCTAATCAAGTCCAAAGCGGTGCATTAGAAGATTGGGTAAATGGTAAACTAGAGAGTACACTACCAGCAGATGTAGATACAGCCGCAGCTGCTTATAGTTTAAGGCAAGTAAAAGAAGGTTACGGAGTTCCTATGGATAATTATCCCGGAGTAAATTTACCTTCAGAATTTGGTGTAACCTTAGAATACGATGGTACAGATTTTAGCATAAAAGAAACTGGAAGTGATTTTCTAGCAAATTATATTGGTTCTACTGTTTTTATTTCACCTAGTGGTGACGATAGTTCTGGTGATGGAAGTTCTGGAAATCCTTATAAAACTTTAGATAAAGCTATTACGGAAGCCTCAGATAATGATAAAATTAGTCTAGCTTCTGGAACTTATGCTATGCCTACATCTGATGTAAATAAAAGTGTAGCAATAGTTTGCCCATCGGGAACAGCTTACATAGGTACTTTCAATAATTTATCCAGTGCAACAATAGATACAATAGATACTAACACATACGATGTATACAATGTTGATGATATTGATGCTGGAGAAACCTTTAGAGGATATATAAGGACTGACGGTACACTTGTTAGTGGCGTTAGAGGAAGTGCAATATCAACTACTTCAGATATTAGCCAAGATTATGCTTCAAAAGGAATTATGGCAGTTCGTGCTGGTGCTACATCAGCAAATTTTGTAACTGGAACTAGCGAAACCTTACAATCTCTTGTTAGTGCCGGAAGCATTTTAGCTTGGACTGACGGAAGTACAGATAAATTTAAGGTATCTACTGGTAAGAATGTTTATATTGGGTCAAATATTATTTTAGCAAGTTATGCTACAAATGTAGTAGAAACAACCGGTACATCGGAAATTGTTTTGGACGGATGTGAAGTTTACGGAGGTTCTAATAGCTCGGTTGACCACAAAGGTAGTGGAAGACTTTTAATGTTTGATACTATAATTTCTGGAGCAAATGGAGATAATATTGATTACGGTTCAACTGCTATAGGGATTGAATCTAATATTACGTCAAGTTGGTGCAATCGAGGAGCGTCTGACAACACATCTACTGCACATATTGACGCTAAAGTTTTAAGAGTAGGAGGAACATATCGTGGAGGTTCAAGAACAGTACACGATGTAAACGATGTAGATATATATGTATTTTCTTGCACTATAGGTGATGCTTTAGGTAATGATAAAATATATTTAAGAATAGGTGGTGCTTCAACCCCAGAAGATGCTACATTAAATTACGGCAATGTAACTTTCTTAAATACATACAATATATCTGGCATAACAGAGTTAAGCGTAGACGCAGATGCAGTTGCGTTCAACCGTATAACAAATCCAGAAACAGAAGTACTGGATAGTATAGTTCGTATTCGTAGAGACTCAGATGGTGTTGAAGTCAATGTAGATTTTGATTCAGATAGAAAGGTAAGTGCAAATTCATCTATATCTACAGTAAGTGGAAGCACAACTGCTACTGACCTTAATGGATTTTTAAATGAAACACTAACAGTAGGTACAGCAGTAAATGGTACTGGTGCTGTTGATAATTATACTGTAACTAATCCTACAACAACTGGATTTTCTGCTGATAATAGTGCTGGAGGAACTGGTTCAGCTGGATTTCCTTATGCTTTTGCTGATAATGATGTAATTGTAGTAAGGTATACAGT